AGTCGTTATCAGATTTAACTTCACTTTCAATGAGCTTTGGTGCTGATAAAATTGTTGGTATTGAAAGTAGAGGTTTTGTATTTGGCGCACCATTGGCAAGAGATTTAGAATTGCCATTTATAATGGCTCGTAAGCCTGGCAAGTTACCAGGACATGTTTATAGGAAGGACTACGAGTTAGAATACGGTACTGCAAGTTTAAATATACAATGTAATACAGATATTGTTCCAGATGATAAAGTTGTTATAATAGACGATTTGATTGCTACAGGTGGTACAGCAATAGCCTGTGCAGATATTATACATGAACATTTTGGAGTACCTAAAGAAAATATTCAAGTATTAGCACTAATAGACTTGCCCACACTTAAAGGAAGTGCTATAATACAAGAACACGGATACAGAGTAAACACACTAATTGAATTTGAAGGCTTATAAATGAAAGATATAATTTTAATAGCATTGGAGCAAGAGGCTCCTGAAATGTCCAAATGGGACAACGTATTCTTTACAGGAGTTGGTAAAATAAATGCGGCTATGACAGCGGCAAAGTTAGTAGAAAAATATAAACCAGAACGTGTTTGGAACTTTGGTACAGCAGGTGGAATCAATTTGCACGAACCTGGCATACACAAAGTTGGAGTAGTTGTCCAACGTGATATGAGATGTACACAAATGGGAATACAATTAGGTGATACACCTTTCGAACCAAACAGCAGAACAATATTACTAGGTGAAGGCATTTCTTGTAGTACAGGTGACAATTTTGTAACTGATCCTAAATTAGAAATACCCACAGACATAGTTGAAATGGAAGCCTATGCAATTGCAAAGGTTTGTAAAAATGAGGCTGTAGATTTTCACTGTCATAAATATATCAGTGATACTGCTGATGAAGAAGCAGGTTCTACTTGGGAAGCCAATGTTGCAAATGGCGAACCGCATTACATACAGACATACAAGGACTATCATGGCGACTAAGAAGAAAGCACCGGCAATACCTTTACAAGAAGTAATGCGAGCCATAGATGTAAAAGACCGTGGCTGGTATACTAGACTTGATGCAGAAAAGAAAAAGGCATTTAGTGCCTGGATGATGATGCGTTATGCTAGTTGTGTTAGAGGTAATATGTCTGCTGACTACTTATACATGGTTAACGAATGTATTAATAATAGATTTAGCGATGTTAGTAAACACCCTGAATTGCAATGGCTATTGTTTACTGTAGCAGGTTGCGGCAAAACACAAAATCATGAATACATCAAACCGCCCAATACAAGAAAAAAGAAAAACAAAGTGTCGGTAGCAATTTCAGAATTAATGCCTCATTTAAAACATGACGAGTTAGCATTATTTTTAAGTTTGAACACAAAAGATGATCTCAAACAATTTGTTAGAGATGCTGGTGTACCTGATAAAGAGATAAAAGAGATATTTAAATAATGGAATGTAAATGGTGCAAAAAATCATTTAAATCAGAGACTACTCTGGCAGTTCATATGTGTGTAAAGAAACGAAGATTTGCAGATAAAGATATGAGCCATATAAGATTGAGTCACCGTGCATTCCAAATGTTTTATGATTTAAATACTAGTGCTAAACATCCTAAGACTATGGAAGACTTTATTCTAAGTCCTTACTATGAATCGTTTGTTAAGTTTGGTCGAGCATGTCAAGTGAATGAATGGCTACAACCAGAACAATTTACTGAATGGTTAATTAAAACAGGCGTAAAATTAAAGTTATGGATATCAGATGCACAGTATGATAAGTTTTTAAAAGAGTATGTAAAGAAAGAGCCTGGTCTAAAAGCATTAGAGAGAACTATAATTTATATGTCTACTTGGGGAGAAGAACATAACGAAGCATGGCAAACATACTTTATGAATGTGTCTCCTAGCAGAGCAGTATATGATATACGTTCAGGTAAAATAAGTCCCTGGGTATTATATTTAAGCAATACAGGCGGTGACCTACTAGAACGCTTTAATGATGAACAAGTAAAAATGATACAAGATAACATAGATCCTCCATTTTGGATGAAACTATTTAAAAAGAACAAGGACGAAGTAGCAGAAATTAAACAAACATGCGAGGAGGCAAATCTGTGAGAAAGAAGAATAAATTACTTGTAGCTGGCGCAAGTTATTCCATGTGTAATTGGGATGAAGTGCATTGGGCAGACCAAATAGGTGAAGCAGGCGATTTCAAAAAGGTCGAGTATGAAGGCGTGCCATGGAGTGATTTTGAAGCAGGTGCATTTATTACAGTTGGTCGTATTTTAAATGATAATAAATTATCGCATTTAATTTATACTGGCACATATACATTTATGGAGCATTTTCAAGATGAACAAAAATTGAATGCTGAACAACTTATAGCAAAGGATCAAGAACTAGCCGTAAGCATGGGTTCCGGTCGAACATTTTACGATAAACTCAGAGTGCTATGTAACGAATTTCTTCCCAAAAAAGAAAAGGATAAGACTTTAGCAAGATTGGGTAATAAGGAATGGGTGTCGCATAGAATGGACATGCAACCTGGTCAAACTGCATACGAAGGAATGCTACCAGAAGAAGTAGGATTAATTTCTCCGACTAGCTCTGTTATCAAGCCTGTTGATGTGCATGGTCGAGTATTTTTAGGATTAGACGATCCAGAATTTTTTGATACTCCGTTGTATAAGAAATATTTAAGAACTCTTTCTAGTCTAGCATTTGTAAAACAAGTGTGTGATGCCAGAGGTGTTAAATGTATATTCTTACCCTTCCCATTTACTAATTCTATGATGAATTCAGTACTAACAAGAACTCCAGATTTTGATATTATGCCAATGTGGGATATTATTCCTGAATCATTTGGCTCTATTGCAAAATGGAAAGAAGCAAGCCTAGAGCGAAACTGGGTAGCATTGGCTTCACATTTTGACCAATGGGGTCATGATAAAGTTGCCACAGCATTTTTAAACAACGATAACAATAAGGAATTTTTAAAATAATGAAAGTAAAATTAATCAGTCACAGTCAAGCACCTGATGTAGAATTCGAAGATTCATTGGATCTAGTAGCCTACTGCGCCAGAGTAAGCAATCCTGACAATCAAAACAACACAGCAACAAACGAAAAGCTGGTTAAGTATTTGATGAAACACAAACATTGGAGCCCACTCGAAATGGTAAGTGTTTGTTTAGAAATTGAAACAACAAGAGATATTGCAAGGCAATTGCTACGTCATAGAAGTTTTAGTTTCCAAGAGTACAGTCAACGTTATGCTGATCCAACTAAAGACTTGGACTTTGTAACTAGGCAGGCAAGATTACAAGATCCTAAGAACAGACAAAACAGTATAGAAGCAGACAATGACGGCTTAGAGATTGAATGGCACAGACGTCAACGAGAGGTCATAAAGGCATCAACAGACGCATACAATTGGGCTGTAAGCAACGGCATTGCCAAAGAGCAGGCAAGAGCAGTACTCCCTGAAGGTAATACGTTAAGTAGATTATATGTAAATGGAACACTCCGTAGTTGGATCCATTATATTGAATTACGTGGTGCAAATGGTACACAAAAAGAACATATGGATATTGCTCATGCAGTAGCAGATGTTATCAGTGAAATATTCCCTCTTGCAGAACAGTTTAAAGGTAAGGAAATATGAAAAAGTGGTGGCGCATCTGGGCTAAAAGTCTAGGTGAGAAAGTAGGCGAAACAGACACTCAAGCAAACACAGTTGCGAGTATTAGAACTGTTTGGTGGTTGACTCATATGGCTACATGTGTTACTATTATACTTAATGCAATAGCCAACCATGGTTGGGGTTTGATTGGATTATGAAAATAGATTTTGACGTAGACATTGATATGGCTGAAAGAGATAAGTTGTTAGAACTTATTGAACACACGCCAGCGAGTATCAAACGTGGAGTAGATTATGAAAAGCATAACACTGGTGTGTACTTGCAACCTATTCCTATGTTTCCGTTAAAAGGCTTTAGTACAATAGACCATAAAGATGCAGAAGCAACTGGTTACTTTAAACTAGATGTATTGAATAATCATATATATAGCGGTGTTAAAAACGAAGAGCATTTAGATAAACTTTTAGCAACTGAGCCTATGTGGGAGTTATTTGAGCATAAAGAAATAGTTGAGCAGTTGTTTCATATCAACAAGCATTACGAAATTGTTAAACAACATTTACCTAAGAGTATAGAAGATTTAGCAATTATACTTGCACTTATACGACCTGGCAAAAGACACTTAGTTGGTAATAGTTGGGATATCATTTCAAAAGAAGTATGGGAACAGACTGATGGATACTTCTTTAAACGAAGCCATGCTATTGGATATGCAACCGCTATTGTGGTGCAACTAAATTTAATAATAGAGCAATTGTAACGCAGATTTAATCGTTGAGGTCGACTTTTCTAATCAGTTGAATACTTCTTCTTTTTATCCTTTTCTTAAGTATATTTTGCATACTTGTAACAGGCCCGAATAATACTTCAACTTCTTTTAATATAAAGGTGCTAACACAATGTTGAAAATCTTGCATCTCATGAAAGAGAAATACGTCAATTGGTAACATTCTATTTGATTCCCACCACCAAAGGTCACCACAGTCCAACATCGCTCGTTTCTCTTTACTATTTCGGCATTTGTCGATATCGTAAAAACTTATAATTTGATTGTCTTTATTTTGTACAATTCCAACATAGTCTTTTCCGTTATAGGACATTCCGGTTAAAAAAGGAAATTTTTCTTGTAGGTTAGTCTCATTAGTCATCAAAAGTATTTATAGCCAAAACAGATAAATACATTATAAACATGGAATTAAATAATGTCTTTTAATGGTAGTCATACAATATATAATTTAGGAAACCAGTCGTTAGATTTGGTTCTTACCGCAGAAGGCATAAAAACGGACAATAGACCTATGAATCAAAATAAATTAACAGTCCACAAAGGGTTTAATAATAAGTTAAGTTTCTTTGTGAGGAATAGAGATAGAGCTTTACAAAATATTAGCAATAAGGCCCTATATGCAACTATAATGAATCCAAATACCAAACGTAGAGTAATGCTTAAACAACTTACATTGGTTAGTAGTGGAACAACAGGTGAAGCAACACTTGATTTGGTCCCGTCAGATTTAAAAAATATTGGTGCAGGACTTTATACTATTGCTATTACCGAATCTGCAGATAATGGTGCATCAGAGTATCCACTATATGCAAACCAAAACGACCGAATTATTACTGACTTGGAAGTAAAGAGCTCTTTGGAGTACGAACCAATTCCAACTCAAGAAACTACTACATTTACACAAACATCAAACACTGATTTAGGCGATGCCGCCAATACGTTTGTTACAAGTGCAATGTATGGTAACATGGATAATGACCAAAACGGAAAACATACATGTGCATTTTACTTAACAGATTTTACAGGAACTATCAGTGTCCAAGCAAGTGCATTGGAAACAGTACCTTCAGAAACAGATTGGTATGATGTAAACGTACAAGGTGATGTTGGCGCACCAGCCATACCATACTCAACAGCATTCACAGGTGTAGATCCTTTCAATTTTACTATCAATACTAATTGGATAAGAGTTAAATACAATCCAACAGCCGGCACAATAGACAAGTTTCAGTTAAGAAATTAATTGACTTCCTAGCATTATGCTGTTATAATAACTGTATATGCATCATCATGAACTAGTAGAGCAAGTACATCGAATACTTGTGGAAAATTTGCCGTTAAAGTCTGGCAAAACTCCTAGCGGATGGGTAACATTTGATTGTCCGATGTGTAGCGACAAAAGAAAACGTGCTGGTGTAATACAAAGTAGTGCCAAGATAAGTTATCATTGTTTCAATTGCCAATATACAACTGGCTGGGAACCAAGTCCTAAGTTAGGTCAAAAATATAGGAAACTATGCGAAGCATTAGGTGTTTCAAATAAGGATATACACAAAGTTGTATTAGACTTAATGAAATATTCCGAAGAATTGGAGATTGACGACAGCACTGAATATGTATACACTGCGGCAAGTTTTAAAACACAACAGTTACCAGAAGAAACAACCCTAGTAGAACATTTAGATGATGGACACCCAGTAAAAGAATACGCTAAACAACGTGGCTTGTTGGGTAATTTTCCCTTGATGCATATTAACACCAGTTTATACAAGAAACGTTTAGTTGTTCCGTTTATGTATAACAACGAACTTATTGGCTGGACAGGTAGACACATAAATCCACCTAATAAAGAAACAGCAAAGTATCTTTTAAACACACAGCCTGGGTATGTGTTTAATATTGATAGATATGTAGAAAGCGACAGGGATTTTGTTATTGTAGTTGAAGGTGTTTTTGATGCTATTCTAATAGATGGCATCAGTGTATTGGGAAATGGTGTGACTCCTGAACAATCACAACTAATATCTAAACTTAATAAACGTGTTATACTATGTCCTGATAGAGATAGTGCAGGTAAAGACCTAATACAAACAGCAATTGAATTAGGTTGGGAAGTAAGTTTTCCTAAATGGGCACCTGAATGCAAAGACGTAGCAGATGCAGTTAGCAGATATGGCAGATTATTAACAATGAAGACTATTACTGATAGTGCAATTAGTAATGAACTTAAAATA